AGAAGGGAAGACTCTCAAAGAAACAATCGATGCAGCTCTCGGAGTGGATCCGAGCTTGTTCCGATGTATTACTTCCATCCGATCCTATTATCGTCTCGGAGTGGCTCCAAATTCGCTGTCAATGCCGTTGTACGAGTTATCATCATTCAGCCTTTCGGCCCCCGACTACGCAAGAATGTCTTCCTATGTCAATCTTATTTCCGAAAACAATCGTAGAGACAGGACTGGTATGCGATCGTTGTGGTTCGTGGGTCCATCAAGGTTGGGGAAAACGAGCTTAGCCCGTTCACTTGGAACCCACTGGTATGTCGGATTCACTTGGAATATCGACAAAGTAAATGACGAAGGACTATACGGAGTATTAGATGACATTTCTTGGAACTCATTAAGACCCTATTATAAACACCTGCTGGGATGCCAGTCATTTGTGACTCTTACAGACAAATACCGCGGCAAAAGAGAGTTCAAAATGGGCATCCCCATCGTCGTCTGTACCAACACTCTTCCGGACTTTGAGCATGACGAAAAAGAATGGTTGAGTGTAAATGTTGATTTCTTTATGATTCATTCTTCTGTTTTACCTAATTGTAACCCAGAACCTTTTCAAAAAATAAATATATTATAAGTTTTATGACTTTTCGTTATGCACGGGGGACCACCCCCGTGTCCCCGGTCCGCACGGCGGCACAAATAACCTCATCCCAGTCCCCACTCATCGGGGTGACCCAGTTAGGTTTTAACTGTCCGTATAATGAGTATAATGAGCACAATTGAATAACCCTACGTTATCACCAGTCGTCTGAAGAGGAGACCAAGAGATAACAAACCACGAATACTGATAACCTTCAATTGTAACAGGGGTAATGTTTCCTATATCATCATATTTGATCTTACGATTAATACGAACAGCGGCACGGAATGTCTTGCATTGTGGCCTATAATCCACCGTAGTGGAAACGGAATCTGGTTTTAGGACATGCATCTTATCATACAGGACTATAAACTTCTTCTGGCGATGATCGACAACATTGTGTAGAGACTCCAGAGGCACAACACCGCTTATTTGTTCTTGAAAACACATGTTATTAAAATCCGTTATGGTGGCATTTCCAAACACATTAGTGGAACTTCCATTATTGGGAAAATTGCCCATGTGCCTCACCAACATGATACGCACCATAAGGGTGCGCATCATACCAGGAGCTGCAAAGCTTGACCGCGCTACAAACCATCCTTTTAAAACCATCCATTTGACATAAATGGAAGATCCCTGCCGGGTATACGCTTCATCACCTTTAGGAATATTTTCCAAAGGACAACAACAGACGACGTTATTATTAGTTAGATTCTGGCCCGACGTTCCTGTGGCTGACACAACCACCTGTTTCCTTTCCGTCCGCTTGGCTAATACTTTCTTTGTTGCCGCCGTTGCAACTCGAAACATCGAAGACTTACGACGGTAAGACCGTTTATAAGAGCGGCGACCAGAACGGCGACGGTTATAAGAACGCTTTCGACCATACCGTTTGTATGGCATAATGGGAGTGTGATGAGTGGCTTAGAGAGAAGGGATTTAATCACACTCACCGTTTGAATTTATAGGTATAAATTGGCGCTAAAGCGCTGCTGGATAAAGGGCAATGTTAAACCTTTATCCAGCGCCAAATGACCGCTTTCCGCTTCAACGCTCTTAACTGCGCTTTAACTTATTCCCAAACCAATTTCGATAAATTATCACTATATAATCATCTCTTATCACTTGCGTATGGATCGTCATCACTGCCAATCACCGTTGATAAACTCATTGTCGCCGAAGAGAAACATGAAGACGGAGGACAACACTATCACTGCTACCTCAAGTTCACCTCAAAACCAAATATCAGGGACTCAAGATTCTTCGACTTCGGAGAATATCACCCAAAAATTGAAGGATGTCGTTCTATCAAGAAGTGGATCACCTATATCACAAAAGAGGACGAGGAGCCCCTCGCCAATTTTAACTTTAGAGAACAACCCAGTAAAACGCAACTCGCACTTGAAGCATTTCGGACCGCCGAACAAGAAGGGAAGACTCTCAAAGAAACAATCGATGCAGCTCTCGGAGTGGATCCGAGCTTGTTCCGATGTATTACTTCCATCCGATCCTATTATCGTCTCGGAGTGGCTCCAAATTCGCTGTCA